AGAGCCAGATTTGCATATATGTTAAAGGCTGAATTTATGTCTAAGCCAAATTTTGAGTAAGTTTGGAGATCAGTTGTGACTGCAAATCCATCTTCCGTCAGTGTTGCTCTTCCTGTGGGAACTACACCTCGCTCACTTGTCAACAAGGGAACGGCGGATCCTGTTGCTATCGGAGAGATTTCGCTCTGCTCGCTTGAAATTGAGTCCGGACAAACCTCGCATTCTTCAAAATTAATCGAACCCCCCGACACTGGAGATGTATCTTCCACAAAAAGAAATTCATAACCATCTCTTTTTGCCTTTAATTCTCCAAATGAGCGAACACCGTTTTCGCAACGGACTAAAGATCCTGCTTCAATATAACTACTGGTTTGTGGATTAAAAACAGGTGTTTGTGCATAAAAACAAAGTGATCCTATCTCACTGGTTTCGCTTCTAGAACTTTTATATGATGTTATGATAACGGGTGAGCCGATTGCGTTGTATTCTGGTAGAACTTTATCGACGGTAATATATTCCTTACCAACTTCATCAACAAATAAATTTGTTACCTTGAATAACTTATTAGGACTTATATCACCAGAAGCCGCTGTTATTTTTATAAAATCGTTCGCAACAACCCCGAGTCTCGTTAAATTTTCGTCTGAGTTTATTCCAAGTTCGTTAATGATCTGATAAGTTTGTCTTGGTTTTGTTTCTGTTGCAAACGAAAACTGCGGTGTTTTCTCAAAGTTATTTGATCGGTAAATACTTACTTTTGAATTTGTAGTGGCACCACTTACATTTGTTGCCAAAATTTTATTTTCTGTGATAAACTTTTCAAATTTATATTCACCAGAAAATTCTGCCGTGATGTTTTCCTCCGCATCAACGTATGAACCATCGGATATGGTAAATATTCCATCAACAGTTTTTCTGGAGAAATTGTTTCTTAAATATGAAACATCAACATTTGACATGGAATAGTCAAATATAAATTTACCTTCACTCACTATGATGTTTGGTGTTGAACTAATTTTTTCGGTTTTTATTATATCGTCTGTGCTGTTAATAAATCGCAAACCAAAAAACGTCAACGAATCAATAGGCTCTAACCTTCTTCCGGAGTAGGCATTGTCATCATATACTTCGTAATTCATATTATGAGCCTAAGTAGTGAAGCGATTGATTTCCCGAAGCGGCTCTTGCATACAGAACCGATATGTTGTTGATGCTAATGTAACAAGACTCACCTGGCTCCAGAGGCATTCCCTGATCTGGACGATTTGTCAATGAAAACCCACCCACAAAAATTACATCTGTGTTATCAACACTTGCTTTAACTTTAACACCATCTTTAAGAGTTCCACTTCCTCGCACGACTTGTGCAGTGGTATTGAAACTTTTTGTTCCTGCAATTATAGTGCCTGGTTGCTCAATTTGTGAGACGGTTACTTTTACCTTACCAGAACTTAAATCATTTCTGATAAGGGGGATATTGGTAGAGTCTTGTTTAATTCCAGATAAGTTATTGACAATTGGCTTACCTGAATTTTCAAGGCTGTTGAGAATATCTGTGTCGTCGATGGACACCAAGTTATTAATATTCGCACTAATTGGTGAGGATGTGGTAATCGGAACTGATCCACCCTGTTCACCTCTAACGATAACGGGGTTTCCAATGCCACCAGACATACCCTGAACCATTAAACCGTTACCGGCAGCATCATTCGTGACACCATGAGTTGATGAGACGTTTACCGTTGCGGTAAATGCTGTGTTAGTAACTGCAACCTTAAGTGCGTCACCAGAGAATCCTGCGGTTGTGCCATCATTTGAAAAAAGTTGTGCTGCAACTTGATTTGCTTGATTATATCCGAGAACTGAAATTGAGTCGGTGGACGCAAGTAAATTTCTACCCCCAGAGATACCAACAACACTGTCTTGAATCTTGATTGTATCTGTGAGATAATTTAATCTTCTTCCACCCGTTATTGTAACAGGAGCGTTTATTCCCGTTATTCCATCTGTCCCGCTCACACCATGAACTAAAAGTCCAGACGATTCATTAATTGAAACGGTTCCGGAAATACCAAGTGGATATCCGTTTGTCATGCCTTGAATATAACCCGTCACTCCAATCAAACCACCGGACGTTGTTCCTGCGACTTTAAGGAAGTTTTTTCCGTAAGTGTCATGGGGATTTTTAATTTGAACATGACCACTCACACCCATTAAAATACCCGTCACACCAACCAAATTCTGATAACTTTGTAAAGTTACTGGCAGTGGATTTGCCTCGGTTACTCTTTTTGTTATGCTGTCGTCACCAAATGCAATTTTTTGAATCGGGACATGAGCAAATGTGACTCCAGCACCAGCGGAAGCAAAATCTGTTGCCATGTTTGCGGTGTTTCCGCTGATGTCAATAATTATGTTTGATGCGGTATCGGGCATTTAAAACTCCAATAAATAGTGTGGGGCTTGACTTTCTCATTCAAAGGGGTATACTTCTCTTATGATATTTATTGAACAAGAGCAGGAAAATTTCTCCAAACAGGTTGAAAAGTATGTTCTCCACAACGGAGGAACCTACTTAGATGCTGTTATATGTATATCAGAAAAAATGAGCATCTCTCCGGAGATGGCTGGGAAGTTAGTCACTAAACCTCTAAAAGAAAAGTTGCAAATTGAAGCGACTTCATTAAACTATAATATCAATGTCCCAAAAGGACAAACATCACTATTTTGAAGTGGGGAGTTCCCACTAAGTATCAGGCCGAGGGAGATCCTCGGGAAAGGAAAATTTATGAGTTTTAAGGATCTTAAACGAAAATCTGTCGGTAGCATCAGCGAACTGACAAAAAAACTAGAGAGTGCTGAGAAGAAAAATTCTTATCAGGATGATCGGTTCTGGAAACCAACACTTGACAAAGCAAGTAATGGAATGGCTATGTTCCGTTTTCTCCCCGCACCGGAGAACGAGGATATGCCTTGGGTAAAACTTTACACCCATGCGTTCAAGGTTGGTGGTCGCTGGTATATTGAAAACTCTCGCACCACGATTGGTGAAAAGGATCCAGTTTCAGAGATGAACTCAGAACTCTGGAACAGCGGTCTTGAATCCGACAAGGACATCGCTAGAGATCGTAAGCGTAAGTTGTCTTACATCTCAAACATCCTTGTTCTAAAGGATCCTGGCGCACCCGAGAATGAGGGCAAAGTGTTCCTCTACAAGTATGGTGTGAAAATCTTCAACAAGATTCAGGAAGCAATGCAGCCTGAGTTTGATGACGAAGATCCTATCAACCCATTTGATTACTGGGCTGGTGCGAACTTCAAGTTGAAGGTTCGTAAGGTTGGTGGTTACATCAACTATGACAAGTCTGAGTTTGAATCATCTTCCGAGTTGCTCGGTGGTGATGATACTAAACTTGAAGAGTTGTGGAAAACACAACACTCTCTTCAAGCGTTCGTTGCTCCAGATCAGTTCAAGACTTACGATGAATTGAAGAAGAAGTTGCAAGAGGTTGTCGGTGACGATATCCGTGCGACGGAATCTGACTTCGTGAGTCAAAAGACTGTGGAGGATGTTGTTGTGGAGGATACGACTTCCTCTGATAGCGGAGAGACAGAGGGTGAGGAGACTGACGCTTTGTCATACTTCCAACGTCTGGGTAACGAAGACTGATTTCATTTTGAGGATGAATGAAATCAAAAAGCCCCGCTTCGGCGGGGCTTTTCTTTTATCCAAGTGTTTGTCTCCATCTCGGTAGAAATTGTTGTTCCATTTTTATTTTTGCAAATGATCCAGAACTTGTCGTAAGAGGTAAACCTAAGCCTGGAGTTTGTTTCTGGGCAGGACTAACTTGATTTCTTCCTGCTCCACCCATGTTTTTAGGGGGTGAAACTGTTTGCACTGCCTCGGATGCCGCTTGTAACTCGCTTCTCTGTGACATCTGCTCTGGCATTTCCAAATTAACTGGATTTTTTTGCATTCCCATTTGAAATTCGTTCTGTGAATATCCAAAGGTGTTATTCTCTTTACTCACGTTGATTTCAGATGCGGTGCTAAAATTATCTCCTTCGTTTTGTGTGGAGTTGATTTTAAAGTTATCTGAATTTAAATTTTTATTGTTTCGTGGTGGTTGAGACATATTTTTAGACAACATTACCTCTTGCGGATTAACAGATTTTGTAGGTTGGTTATATGAAGATTGTGGACTGTTTGTAATTGAATTTAAAGGTTGTATCATCTCCGGCCCTGCCTCACCGGCAAGAACTAAAGTTGGTTGATTAACCAAACCACCTTTTCTCAGTGCAGGGACAAATTCTACATTTGGTTTTTCAGACGCATCAAATCCATCAAATCGTTTTTTAAATGGTTTTGATTTACTTAATCCATTAAATTTAATTTTTGCGTTACCTGATTTATCAAGTCCGTTGAACATTGCATTAATTTTACTTGATTTAGTTAATCCACTAAACTGTGTTTTAATTACGTTTGATTTTTTTAATCCACTAAACTGTGTTTTAATTACGTTTGATTTTTTTAATCCACTAAACTGTGTTTTAATTACGTTTGATTTTTTTAATCCACTAAACTGTGTTTTAATTACATTTGATTTTCTTAATTTACCATGTCGTGATTTAATGGGATTTGATTTAATTAATTTACCATGTCGTGATTTAATGGGATTTGATTTAATTAAATCACTTTGTTGTGTTTTTAATGGCTCAGAAGTGTTTAATCCAGTAAATTCAGATTTAATGAGATTTGTTTTGGGAAATTTCTCAAAATTAACTGTGCTGTCACTTTTTGTCTGTAATCCTGAAAATTGCCCTTTGTGTGGGGATCTCGTTTTACCATCTGAAGTAAATGTAGTTTTAAATTCGTTTGAAAGTTTTTGAAATGCCGTCTTGGTTAAAATTTTAACTTTTGAATTTTTGCCGGGAGACAGTTTTATGTTTCTCTGGACACCGGACGCTAAATGTAGTTCATTTTTAACTTTTTCTTTTCTTGAAAAAGAGGGCCTTTTATTGAGCATACCCTTTATGAGTGACTCTAAGTATTTTTGTTTCTCTGATAATTCCAGTAACTCTAAGTTTTCAGAGTTTGGTTTTTTTAAGTCGGGTGTTTTCGCTTCTTTCAATGGTATAAATTGAGAGGAGAAAGCAGAAACAGACAACTTTCCACTCTTTCGTTTTCTTTTTCTTCCTTGTGGATTTATTTTGTTTATTATTTTATTAAATGCCTGTTTTTTGTGCATTCATTCTCTCTCTCATTTTTCTGTTTTCTTCCTCGACGTGCTTCTTTAACAACTCTATGTAGATTTGCCTCTCCCAAGGAATCATATTTTCTAGTTCTGTTAACGTTATTCCAAAATTTATTACGACTTGAAAATTAGTATTGATATATGTTAACAAGGACTCATGGGAAAGGCTTACACGAAAAAATCTTTGAATCCGGATACGTTTATCTCTCTGATTTTTCCGTCTGATGTTCTGTATTGACACTCAGATGTGACTCTTGGTTGATCTTTTATGAATTGCTCTATTTTTTCATAAGTTTTTGCTGTTAAATTTTCTATGATCTCTATTTTTTCTTCTTTTGATATTTCTGATCCCTCAAAAACTTCGTCTGACGTTTTTATATTTTCAATACAAAACGCTGCTAGTTGATCTGTTGTTGCATCGTCACCCAATATGATATAATCTAACACTATGGGATTTCTTAACGTCAACGACAAACTGTCATTCACCTGTATCGTTTTTTTACCAGAATCCGTGGAACTTTTTACCTCAATGTCATTAAGATCAACTTCAATTTTGACTTGCTCATTTGTGTGAGGACAAGTAAATGTTGGGTGTATTACCTCTGAAACTGATTTTGCCCTTACTTTACAAAACAAATATTCTAAATCAGACACACTTAACATTGAAGCGGTTTCAACTTCATCTACACATTTTTCAACTATCTCACATATTGACTTTAGAATAACAGATTCTTTTTCTTCTTGTTCAGCCAACAGAAGATGTTTTTGCTCTTTAACGTTAAACGGTCGAAAAAATGTTTTTTCTCCAGTTGAGGGTAAAAAAGTTTCATACCTAGGTGTTGTGGTTTTTATTAAATCAATAATACTCATATTTTATCCTTTTTATATCATCCTGAATAGTTACTGGCATCGGTGATGGCTGCCTCATTTAAATCAGAAACAGTTTGAAGTTTATCATGTTCCCATGTTACATACTCTTTGAATGCTATTGATACCGTCATCGTTGCAAACTCATTTACACTTTCTGCACCATATTGATCTTGAACAATCATTGATAAATATGGTTCAACTAAGTTTAATGACCACCGAACCTTGTCTTGTTTGTCTAAAAATCTTACCGATACCGTGCAATCTCCAGTCAAAAGATCATATGATCCTTCACTACCACGACGGCCTGGAAGTTGACCTTTAGACAAAGCACCTGTGCTCGTTGATATCGCTGATATATTACCCTCTTCCTTCGTTATCGCTAAGTTTAAGTCCATCCATCTTTCAAAAAATTGTCGAACTTTCCATTGTTGATCCATAGGAAAAGTCATTAAAACGTTTGGCTCACCACCATACGATCTTTTTATTGGAATATTTCTTGGATTTGTTCCTTGTGCTAATAATTCATCCGGAATAGTATCAAAACTTCTTCCGGGCAAACTAATAGTAACTGGAGGCCAAGTAAGAACACCAATTACGGGTTGTTGTATGAATACTTCAAACCTATGACTTCTTTGAAGTCCACCGAGGGCTTTAATTTTTGCCCGATAGCCCTCTATTGAGGATAAATTCATAGCCGGAATTTTAGACATTAGAAAAGTTCCTTTTCAGTCATTATGACAAAATCCCAATCCTTTTTTTTGCAAAAACTTCTTGCTGCCTCCCATTTGGCAGAATTTACAAGATATGTGGTGCATTCGTTGAGATACGTTCTTTTTCTTTTATTTCCACGAATTGGTTCTTGTGTCTGTTTAAAAGGCTTAACCTCAATAATTTTAGTTCTTAGTCCACCACCTTTTTGAACGACCTCCACTATGAAATCTGGGTAGTATAAATGTCTTCGACGATCCACCGGAGAAATGTATGGTATAGAAAGTTCTTCACTGCCCCACTTTGTTATGTTTTTATTCGTGTCCAAGTATTTACATACCTTTCTCTCCCACAGGGATCTACAAATAATGTTTGTTGGATCACCTACATACTTAGACTCATTTACTGGTTTATACATTGTTTTATATGCCATACTCTATTTAGGTGCAAAGGATATAAATGGCCACTTATAAATTCCCACAAACTGGTTTAGG